CTCTTTCCCTACACGACGCTCTTCCGATCTCTGTGAAAAAGGTATGTACGCATTGAGGCCCGGCTGATGCCAGGACGGGTGCCGAAGGACCCAGCGCTGCGACAACGGCGCAACAAGGTCTCAACAAGGGCAACGCTGAGGAGCAGATCACCGGAGCATGTCCCGATTCCGCGGCTGCCGCGGGGGCGCGACTGGCATGCGCTCACCCGGGCCTGGTGGCGGGATGTGTGGCGCTCGCCGATGGCGGGCGAGTTCTTGCAGAGCGACCGCCATGGGCTGTTCATCCTGGCGGAGCTGGTGGATCGGTTCTGGGAGGCGCCCTCGCCGCAACTGGCGACGGAGATACGGCTGCAACGGCAGTGTTTCGGGCTGACGCCCATCGACCGGCGGCGGCTGCAATGGGAAGTGGAACGGGTCGAATCGGCGACGCGGGGCAGGCGACCCCGGCGGGAGGAGCCCGATCTGGCGGCCGGTGCCGAAGACCCCCGGAAGATGCTGAGGTTGGCATGACGCAACTCACGGCGGCGATGGCCAATGCGATCAACGGCTGGCTCTTCCGCAAGGCGCCGCAGGCCATCTTCAGCTTCGTGGAAGTATGGGTCGGTTGGATGATTGTCGAGGAGCATTGTGAGGCATACTGCACGGGCTGCGGCAGGATGGAAGAGACGGTGACATACCGCTGGGAGCGCCTCTGGTGAGCGTGCTGATGGTGCCGGCGCTGGAGGAACGGCCGTGGCCGACGTTGGGGCCGCAGGTTTGCGACTTCATCGAGACGTTCCTGGTGTTCGGGCCGGGTGACCTGCGCGGGGAGCCGGCCCGGTTGGATGCCGAGAAGCGGGCGCTCGTCTATCGCATATACGAGGTCTACCCGCAGGGCAGCGACCAGGCGGGACGGCGGCGCTTCAAACGCGTCGGGCTGAGCCTGCGGAAGGGATCGGCGAAGACGGAGTTCGCGGCGTGGATCGCGGCGTGCGAGTTGCATCCGGACGCGCCGGTCCGCTGCGATGGCTTCGACGCGCACGGCCAGCCGGTCGGGGTAGGGGTAACGGACCCATACATCCCGATGGTGGCCTACACGGAAGAGCAATCGGAGGATCTGGCCTACGCTGCCCTGCGGGTGATCCTGATGTACTCGCCGCTGGTGGATGACTTCGACATCGGCCTCGAGCGCATCATGAGGATTGGGGGGGACGGCAAGGCGGTGGCACTGGCCACGGCTCCAGATGCAAGAGACGGCGCCAGGACGACGTTCCAGCACTTCGACGAAACGCATCGCTTCACGCTGCCACGGTTGCGCGAGGCGCACCGAACGATGATGGCCAACATCCCGAAGCGCAGGCTGGCGGATGCCTGGTCGCTGGAGACGACGACAGCGCCGGCGCCGGGTGAGGGCTCCGTGGCCGAGGACACAATGGACTACGCGCGCCAGGTGGCGGACGGCAAGATCAGCGACTCGCGGCTGTTCTTCTTCCACCGGCAGGCGGGCGATGAGCATGACCTGACAACATCAGAGGGGATCCGGGCGGCGGTGATCGAGGCCTCCGGGCCGGTGGCGGAGTGGTCGGACATCGATGGCATCGTGGAGCAGTGGCGCGACCCGACGGCGGACCGGACATATCTGGAGCGGGTATGGCTCAACCGGCTGGTGCGCTCCTCAGAGCAGGCTTTCGACGCCGAGCAGTGGCGGCTCCTGGCGGAGGACGACATCGAGGTGCCGGAGGGGGAGCTGATCACGTTGGGCTTCGATGGGGCGCGCTACCACGACGCCACGGCCGTGGTGGGAACGCACGTGCTTTCAGGCTACCAATGGCTGTTGGGGCTCTGGGAGCAGCCGCAGGGCATCCAGGGGTGGGAAGTGCCGGCGGCGGAGGTCGAGGCGACGCTCGCGGATGCATTCGAGCGCTGGGAGGTATGGCGGCTATATGCCGACCCGCCCTACTGGGAGACATACGTGGCACAGTGGGCGGGGCGCTGGGGCGAGAAGCGCGTCATCGAGTGGTGGACAAACCGCTATAAGGCAATGGCTTACGCGATTCGCTCATTCTGCAACGCGATCCAAGCGGCGGAATTGAGCCATGATGGCAGTAAGGGGCTGGCACGGCACATCGGCAACGCCTGCCGGCGGCTGCTGAACCTGCGGGACGACCAGGGACAGCCGCTATGGGTGATGACGAAGGAGCGGCCGGACTCGCCGCACAAGATCGACGCGGCGATGGCAGCCTGCCTGGCCTGGGAAGCGCGCTGCGACGCGCTGGCCGCCGGCGCTGGGGTGGCGTCGCGGTCCGTCTACGAAGACAGGGGGCTGGTCGCCGTATGATCTTCGATCGGTATCCGGAGCGGCGGCGGGTGTGGGTGACGACGAGAACAGACCGCACCATCGCCGGGCTGCTGTGGCGCAAGTGCCGGGAATACTTGGTGCTGCGGAACGCGGTGCTGATGGGGCGCGACCGCTCGGAGGCGCCGATGGAAGGGGAGATCGTCATTCTGCGCGAGAATGTGGACGTGATACAGGTGCTCTGATGATCGTGAGGAGCCTCGGCCAGGTGCTGGCGGTCGATAATCAGTGGTCATGGGCACCGAGCTATGCCTCGATGCAGATGTATGATCGCTACTACTACGACTATCAGACGCTCTACCGGACACAGCCGAACGTGCGGGTATGCGTGGATTTCCTGGCGCGGAACGTGGCGCAGCTGGGGCTGCACCTCTACCGGCGCATCTCGGACACAGACCGTGAGCGGGTGACGGACCACCCGCTGGCGCGGCTGCTGGGGCGGCCGAACCAGTGGACCACCGGCTACCGGTTGATCGAGCGGCTGATGGGCGATCTGGGAGTCTACTACAACGCCTACTGGCTGAAGGCGCGGTTGGCCGACGGGCTGCGGATGATCCCGATCCCGGCCAGTATCGTGAGCGTGCAGGGGGGGCTGGCGCCGCAGTCCTACGAAGTCACCCTAGCGTCGGAGCGACAGGTCTACGCGCCGACGGAGATCGTGCACTTCCGCGGCTACTCGGCGGATTCGAGCGTGCTGGGGCTGTCGCCGCTAGAGACGCTGCGACGCGTGCTGGCGGAAGAGCACGCGATGGGGGATTACCGCGAGGGCTTCTGGCAGAATGCGGCGCGCATGGGCGGGGTGATCGAACGGCCGGCACAGACGGGGCGGGACTGGAGCGTGGTAGCGCGGGAGCGCTTCAAGGCGGAGTTCGAGGCGCTCTACTCAGGGAGCGAGAATAGCGGGCGAACGGCGATCCTGGAAGATGGGATGACTTGGAAACAGGTCTCCTTTAACGCCCAGGAGAGCGAGTACTTGAGCACACGGAAACTGACACGAGAGGAATGCGCCCGGTCGTATCACATACCCCTGCCGATGGTGGGGATATTGGACCACGCCACGTTCTCGAACATCCGGGAGCAGCACCGCAATCTGTACCAGGACTCCCTGGGGCCCTGGCTGGAGATGATCCAGCAGGAGATCGAGCTGCAACTGCTGCCGGAGTTCGCGGACACGGACGGGCTTTATCTAGAGTTCAACATCGCGGCGAAGCTGGCGGGCTCTTTCGAGGAGCAGGTGACGGCGCTACAGGCGGCGGTGGGGCGGCCCTGGATGACGGCGAACGAGGCGCGGGCGCGGATGAACCTGCCGAGCGTGCCCGAAGGTGACGAATTGGTGACGCCATTGAACGTCTTGGTGGGTGGGCAGGCGGCGGTGCAGGACTCGGCACCGCCGCCAGAGCCGGGCGAGGGGACGGAGAAGGCGCTGGTCTCACCCCCGGCCCTTCCACCCCCCCCACTCCCCCCGTGCACGAGGGGCTCAGAGGGGGGACGCGCGCGGAGAGGGGAGGATGGCGGGGCCAAGGCGGAGGGGGAGATTGACAGCACGCTGCCGGGGCTGAGGAAGCGGCACGTGGCGAAGTGGACCGAGGTGCTGGCGGCCTTCTTCCGCCGGCAGGAGCGGAGCATCCGCTCGCGCATCCCGGCGGAGGGGAGCGCGCCACTGATTGACCAAGTGTGGACGGACGGGCAGCGCTGGGACAAGGAGCTGGCGGGCGACCTCTACAGCCTGAACGTGCAGACGGCAACGGTATGGGCGCAGTACGTCACGGACCTGATGGGGGCCGAGCTGGTACCGGAGCTGATGTACGACTTTCTCAGTGTCTCGTCGCGGCATGCGGCGACGGAGATCAATCTGGAGACGCGGGCGGCAGTGGAGCGGAGCCTGAACGACCCAGCCTACGCCGAGATGGTGGGCGGCATCTTCGAGACGGCGGCAACGTCGTGGTCACTGGTGCTCGCGGGGACTAAAGTCACCTCGGCGAGTAACTTCGGGGCGCATGAAGGGGCGACGCAGGGGGGGCTGCGCACCAAGACATGGAAAGTGAACAGCATGAACCCGCGGGCGACGCACGCAGCGATGGATGGGGAGACGGTGCCGATCCGGGAGAAGTTCAGTAATGGCATGCGGTGGCCGGGGGACGTGAGCGCCGGCCTGGGGGCGGCCGAGGTGGCCGAGTGCGAGTGCTCCGTGGTGTTCGGGAGGTAGAGATGCTGACCAAGAGCTTCGCCCTACACTCGTTCAAGGCAATTGACGACAAGCAGGGCATATTCGAGGCCATCGTGGCCGTATTCGGCAACATCGATCGGGGCGGTGACACAATCCTGCCGGGGGCTTTCGAGGGCAGCCTGGCGCGATGGAAGGAGAAGGCGCGCCCGATTCCGGTAATCTTCAGCCACCAGTGGGAGAACTTGGACGCGCATATCGGCGAGGTGCTGGAGGCGAAGGAGCGGGAGGAAGGGCTCTACGTCAAGGCGCAGCTGGACATGGAGGAGGAGTTCGCCGCGCGCGTCTGGAAGCGCATGATCAAAGGGACGCTGGCGGAATTCAGCTTCGCCTATGACATCCTGCAGTCGGCGTGGGTGGATCGGGGCGACCAAGCCTCGCCGCGGCACATCCAGGAGCTGCGGGAGTTGGAGTTACTTGAGGTGGGGCCATGCTTGGTGGGGTTGAACCCGGAGACGCAGCTCATCAGCGTCAAGGATGGCGGGCTGAAGCCCTATCCGAATGAGCATGCCTGCCGATTACGGGACCCCGGCGACTTCCAGGAGGACTCATTCCGGCGCACGACACGGGAACATGAGGGCAAGAAGTATGCCGTGATCATGGGCCGCCTCAAGGGCGAAGAGACAATGACCGAGCAAGCATACCGCTATCCGACGGCAGACTGGACAGCGGATCAGGCACGCTCGCATTGCCGCAGCCACGAGGGGCGATTCGAGGCAGCAGCAGAGAAGGCGGGGGCGCGGCATACGCGCGCTGAGTACGAGAAGCTGCAGAGCATCCACGATATGGTATGTGAGCTCGGCGCCAAGTGCAGCGGGAGTGAAGGTGAGCCCGAAGACGATGCCGGCGATGCCGGTAAGTCGAGCGTGACACCGAGCGCTCTGGCGGCGCGGATAGCGGCCGGGCTTTCGACATAGTAGCCGATAACAAGCCGTGCAAGACGGCAAGGAGGATACGATGACACTGAAACAGCTGCAGGAGCGCAAGCGCGAGCTCTTGCTGAAGATGAAGCCGGTGGTCGACAAGGCGCAGAGCGAAGGGCGGGCGTTCACGGAGGCGGAGGAGGCGGAGATCGAGCCGCTCGCCAAGGAGCTCGACGAGCTCGAGAGCAAGATCAAGAAGGCGCAGGACGACGCGGCTTTGCAGGCGAAGTTCGCCGGCATGATCGCAGGCCTGCCGCCGGCGGAGCCGGACGTGATGGATGTAGCGGTGGGGATCGCTAAGGACGATCTCTCCTGGGGCGAGACGTTCGTCCAGGCGAAGGAATGGCGCGACTGGTACAAGCGAATGGCGCCCAACGGGATGATCCCGGAGGGGACGCATCACTTCACCAGCCCGCCGCTGGCGGCGCGGGGGGTGCTAAAGAGCCTCTTCGGGCGGAAGACGCTGCTGACGGGCAGCTCAGACACCTCGGCCGGGGCGTTCGTGACAACGGACTACACGGGCATCTATGAGCCGCTGGGCCGCAGGGTCCTGGGGCTGCTGGACCTGGTGAGCCGTCGCGCGACGGCATCGGACACGGTGAGCTACACACGGCAGACGGCGAAGGTGACGCAGGCGGCTCCGGTACAGGAGGCCAACGTTACGACATACTCGGGTGCGAGCGGCGAGATCGAGGGCGAGAAGCCGGAAGGAGCGATGACGTTCGAGGCCGTCACGGCAACGGTGAAGACCATCGCGGTCTGGATTCCGGCGACGAAGCGGGCGCTGGCAGACGTGGGCCAGCTGCGGGGAATGATCGACCAGGAGTTGCGGGCAGACGTGGTGGAGGATCTCGAGGACGAAATCTGGAGTGGGGATGGAACCGGGGAGCACTTCACCGGGATCACGAACACGAGTGGCGTCCTCACCTACGCCTACGACACCGACATCCTGGAGACGGCGCACAAGGCGATGACATATGTGTTTATGACCTCGCGGGTGCGGCCAACGGCGTTCCTCTTCAACCCGTATGACATCGAGAAGATCGAGTTGATGCGGGATAACGATGGACGGTTCTACGGCAACGGGCCGTTCGCCAGCGGGCCGAGGACTCTCTGGGGTCTGCCGATGGCGGAGGCGGAAGTGGTCGATGAGGGAAGCGGCGTGGTGGCCGCATTCAACCGGGCGATCGTCTGGGACCGGGAGCAGGCAGCTATCAGTGTGAGCGATAGCCATAACGACTTCTTCATCCGGAACTTGGTGGCGATCCTGTGCGAGCTGCGGGCGGCATTCGGGATCACAAAGCCGAACGCCTTCTGTATCTTCGACACGGACGCGTCGTAGCCACGGAGACGCAGAGAGAGGGGGGAGGCAACTCCCCCCCCCCCGGCTGGAGAATGATGAACCCGAGTATCGCGGTGGTGTGCCAGAACCCAGGCGACGAGCGGATCATTCCGCGCATGGCGCGGGCGCTGCGGGACCGCAATGGCTGGACGCTGGTGGACCGGGTGGATAAAGCGGGCGGAGCCGATGCCATCTACCTGAGTGCGTACTTCGAGGGGCAGCGGGGGACATGGCCGCGGGTGCCGGTGGCGGCGTACTTCAGCCATCGTGAGGAGAAGCCGCCGGGAAACGGCAAGGCGAAGCTCTTCGACAAGCGCGCCGGCGAGGTGGCGCTGCGGGTGGCAACGTGCGCGCTGTATGCGCAGATGCTAGTCGAGTATGGCGACACGATCGTGGCAGCGGCGCCACTGGAGAGGGAGAGATTCACCCCTCCCCCGGCCCCTCCCGCGCGCGGGAGGGGAGCGAGGGCGGTGGTGGGGTTCTCGGGCTATACGTACGCGAACAAGCGGAAGGGGGAGGATCTGGCGCGGGGGCTGGTGGAGTCGCGCATGGGACAGCAGGTGGAATGGCGGGCATCGGGGAGGGGCTGGCCGGTGCCGACGCGGGCTTACTCGTGGCTGGAGATGCCCGACTTCTACCGCTCACTGGATCTCTTGGTGGTGCCCTCACGGGTGGAGGGCATTCCGATGCCACCGCTCGAGGCGCTCGCTTGCGGTATACCGGTGGTGGTGCCGCGGGGGGTGGGTCTCCTGGATGAGCTGCCCGAGACGCCGGGCATATGGCGTTATGAACGGGGCAATGTGACGAACCTGATCGAGACGTTGGGGGTAGCGCTCGACGGGCTCGCCACGGTCGAGCCGGAGGCGCTGCGCGAGGCGACGGCGCCCTACTCGGTGGAGCAATGGTGCAGAGACGTGGCGTTGGGGATGGAGATGCTGACGGATAAGGCGCATGGAGCCGCAGTGGCGCTAGCCGGAGATAGGGTGGATGGCGGCATTGAGGAGTCAGGAGACAGGAGTGAGGAGACAGCGGGGGACAGAGAGGAGATAGCAGAGGTGAGGAAAGCGGTCGTGGCGCCGGTGGAGCGGGGTACAGGGAGCGACCGTGGCATCTACTGCGTGGCATTCGGGGAGCCGTCGCGGTGGTGCGCGAGGCGGTTGGTCACCTCGATCAAGCGGCATATGCCGCAGATTCCGGTGTGCCTGTGCGCCGCATCGCCGCTGGGGCTGGAGGACGTCTTTGTCAAACAGCCGGACTCGGATGTCGGCGGGCGGCGGGCGAAGCTGAAGGCGTACGAGCTCAGTCCCGCCGAGTGGAAGGCGGTGCTCTATTTGGACGCCGATACTGAGGTCGTGGGGCCGGACATCGTGCGCTACTTCGAGTGGGTGGAGGCCGGTTGGGAGTTCGTGATCTGCAAGGACCCGCACCTGATGGACACGATGCATAGCTTCGAGCGACGGAACAACCGCGAGGAGCTGGAGAAGGTGCGCAAGGCCGTCGGGCTGGACACGCTCCAGTTCAACGGGGGCGTGTGGGCTTTCGGGCGCGGGGAGCGGGTGGCAGCGTTCTTCCGGCGCTGGCAGGAGGAATGGGAGATCTATGCGCAGCGAGATCAGGGGGCGCTGGTGCGAGCGCTCTATGCCGATCCGCTGAGGATGCTGGTCCTGGGCAATGAGTGGAACACGTTCCCCAAATACTCGCGGGGGGTGCAGACGGCGGGACTGATGCACTACCCGGGCGATGCGCGCCGCTGGCATGGGATGATTCCGGGGCGGATCGACAGCGCCGAGGCGTGGGCGATGGTGGAAAGCTACGAGCGGACGTGGAAGGCGAAGAAGCATGGTTGAGTTGGCGCCACACCCGGAGGTGGTGAACCACCACCCGCGGACGCTGATCGTGGGTTGGGGGCACGTGGGCCGCCAGGTGGGGCGGTGGTTCGCCCAGGCGGACTATGTGGATGTGGACGGGGTGGTGCAGTGGAGGGATGCGGTGATCCCCCCCAACCCAAAGGTTTTTGCGGTAGCAAAAACCCTACCGTGCACGGGGGGACTCAGAGGGGGGACCGGGGGCGCAGGGTATGAACTGGGGTTTGTATGCGTGCCGACGCCGCAGGGTGAGGGCGGGAGCTGCGACACGTCGCTGGTGCGGGAGGCGTTCGCACGGTGGGGCGGCGCGGCGCGGTATTGGTGCGTGAAGAGCACGGTGAGCATGGGGACGACGGAGAGCCTGGGGCCCAACGTGTGCTTCGGGCCGGAGTTCTACGGGGAGACGGTGGGGCACCCGCTGCGGGAGGTGCTGCCGTTCGTGATCCTGGGGGGGCCGTCGGAAGTGACCAGGGTATTCGCCACGGCGTGGACGCTGGTGACCAATAGCGAGCTGCGCATCTACCAGACGGACAGCCGGACGGCGGAGCTTTGTAAGCTGATGGAGAACGCCTGGATCGCGACGAAGGTCTCATTCTGCAACCAGTTCTACGAACTGGCGGCGCTGGCGGGGGTGGACTGGCACGAACTGCGGGAGCTGTGGCTGGCGGACCCGCGGGTGAGCAGAAGCCACACATACGTCTATCCGGACAACCGGGGATTCGGCGGCAAGTGCATCCCGAAGGATACGGCGAACCTCTGCGCCTGGGCGCGGCAGGCGGGCGGGGCGGCGGAGCTGATCGAGGCGGTGAGAGCGTACAACGCGAGGCTGCGGGATAGCAGATCGATGGACCCGGTGGACACAGTGGGCGCGAGCGAGGGTGCATAGGTGGTCACTGACATCGTGATCGCGACGTGCGATCGCTTGCCGCTGCTGGTGCGGACGCTGGAGAGCATCTGGGAGCGGACGACGACGCCCTACTGGCTGCACGTGATCGATGACGCCTCGAGGGATAAGACAGCTCGCTACCTGCAGGGCCTGGGGCGGGACAAGGTGGCAAGCGTCGTGACGCGACATAAGCGCCTGGGGATCGCGGCGAACCTGCGGGCACTGGCGGGGATGACGAGGTCCGACCCGGTCATCTACAGCGACGATGACTTGCTGTGTCCGAAGCTGGAGCCGGACTGGCTGGCGCGGGAGTTGGCGGCGATGGCGGCGCGGCCGCAGCTGGGCATCCTGGCGCTGAATAACCCGCACTGCAACATCGGCGACAAGCGGCACCGGCTGGGGGCCGACGGCGAGGTGACATATTGTGAGCGGTCGCCGGGTGGGTTCCAGATGATCCAACGGGCGGTGCTGGCGGTGGCGGCGCCGGCTGACGGCGAACTGAGCCCGGTGAGCGCCATGGCGCGGGAGGCGGCGCTGCATGGCTGGCAGGTGGGCTATCTCACGGAGGTCTATTGCCAACACATCGGCGCGGTATCGGTGCGCAACGGTTGGGACCTGAGCCGCGCTGTCGCGCTGGTGGCGCCGGTGAACGCAGAGACGCTGGAGCCGCCGGAGGAGTACAAGGGGTGAAACAACTGCTGAATCTGGGGTGCGGCAACCGCATCCTGACGGCGCCTGCCAGCGAGTGGCAGGTGATCAACCACGACAGGCGGGCGCACCGGGCGGAGGTAAGTTGGGTATGTGACCTGGACGTCGTGCCCTGGCCGCTGGCGGATAACTCGGTGGATGCGATCGTGGCGCGGGCGGTGCTCGAGCATCTGAAGATCGGGCTGGAGGAGAGCATGGCGGAGTGCTGGCGCATCCTGCGTCCGGGGGGTGTGCTGACGGTGCAACTGCCGCTGTGGAACACGGCCAAGGCATTCGGGGACCCGACGCATCGGCGCTGCGTGACCGACCTGACGATGAGCTACTTCGATCCGGAGACGGTGGTGGGCAAGGCGGCGCTGATCTACGGGATGCCGCCATGGGAGCTGCTAGAGCAGGCAATCGTGGCGAAGAAGACGGCTGTGTACGCCAAACTCCGGCCGCGGAAGTGAGGCGATGGACATACTGAACATCGGGTGTGGCCGTAAGTTCGTGACGCCGAAGGAGGGAGACCGGATCGTAAACCACGACCGCGTCAAGCACTGCGCTCAAGTGGACGTGGCGCACGATCTCAACGATCTGCCCTGGCCATGGGAGGATAACAGTTTCGACTTCATCGTGGCCTGCGCGGTGCTGGAGCACCTGCGACTGAACCTGGTGGAGTCGCTGAACGAATGCTGGCGCATCCTGCGCCCGGGCGGGCACATCCACATGAAGCTGCCGTACTGGCAATCGGACGCGGCGCATCAGGATCCGACACATTACTGGTTCTTCACACTGGGGAGCTTCGACCAGTTCGATCCGGAGACGAAACGGGGACGGGACTACGCATTCTACACGGTGCGCAAGTGGCGCATCGACAGGCCGCCGCGGCTGAACCCGGAGAAGACGTCGATCATCGTGCTGATGGAAGTGCGGAAGTGAACGCGGTGGTGCTGCGCGCGGCGAGCGAGATGGTGGAAGCGCAGGTGCGCAAGCACAACTGCCGCGTGGTCGTCTCGGACGGTTGGGAGCTGCAGGGGGAGCGGACACTATTCGTGGCGGCAGGGACGGCAGTGCCCTACCGGCTGCTGGACGCGGGATTCGGCTTCCTGGATAGGTGGGACCTGGCGGCGCCGCTATGGCGCTACGGGATGCTGGCCGAGAACGTGGGGACGGCGGCGGAACGGGAGCGGACGCGGGCAGTGACGCTGGATCTGCGGCTGCTGCTCTATGGGCACGAGCTACTCTTCGTGCGCGACAACGCGGTCGGGCGGCAGTTCCTAGAGATGTGGTTGGCAGAAGGGCGGGGGCGGGCGGATCATCGGCTGGCGTTCCTGCGGGCGCTGCACTTGGTGAAGCCGAAGATGTGTACGCTGCCGGGGCGATGGCTGCAGAGGGCCGAGGTGCAAGTACCGCTGCGGCGGACAGCCGGGGTTGGCAACCCGGCGCCGGAGGGCGCGGCTCCGTTGGGGGAGAGCGGGAGCCCGCACGATCTGGGGCGGGTGCAGGTGGGGCGGCGGCGATACGTGCAGTGCCGGCGGCACGAAGTGGAGGAGACGCTGGCACGTTTCCGGGAGGCGCGACGTAAGCGCGGCCAGCCCGGCAGCGGCGATGTAGTGGCGGGGCGGTGATCGTCAACTCGCGGGTGATCAAGGGACGCTGTCCGATCTGCGGGGCGCCGAATTGCACCTGCGGGGGGCCGTCGGAGGTGGTGGCGGTGGATGAACGGGTGACGCGGGCCGTGGCACGGGGGAAGGTGCTGCGCATTGATGTCGGGGGCGGCCGGGGCGTGCTGATGTATGAGGTGGAAGCGAGGAAGCGGGGACTATTGCCGTCACCCCCCCCAACCCCCCCCAACCCCCGCCCCCCTGGCCCCCGTGCACGGGGGTTTGGGGAGGGCTCAGGGGGGGGAGCAAGGGGGGACCAGGAGGGGCGGCCGGCGGCGGTGGTCGAGGCGGAGGGGGAGGCAGGAACCAGGGCCGAGCAGGCGCCCGAGGCTGAGGCAGAGCAAGAGAGCCCGGAGAAGGCGCGGCGGGCGGCGCTGAACAAGATGCGACGGGGATCGCAGAACAAAGGGATAGATCATGGCCTCGACGGCAAGTAGAGGCAGGGAGGATGGAATGACTGCGGGCAAGTTGTCGATGAAGGGCTCTCTCGGGATGGACGTCCGCCGGGCGAGAGCAGTTGGCCTTGGTTGGAAACTGCGCAACCTGCCGAACCTGGCGCGTGGCTGGTTCGGCGTAGTCGTGGCCCGACTTGGGACGCCGTTTGGCTTGATTGTGCCGGTAGGCCGGCTGTACGCCCGGCTGCGCAAGGGCGACGGCACGGTCATTGATTATGGCCTCGTGGGCACGCGAGTGGTGACGACGGCTTTCGTCAACTTCGTGGTGGACCAGCTGCAGACGGAGACCTCGGCGTTCGGTGACTTCAAGTACCACGACAGCGGCACCGGCGTGGGTGATGAAGCGGTGGGCGACACGGGGCTAGGTACCGAATCTACCGTCCAGGTAGACGATCTGCGTGAGGTGGGCAGCCAGGAAGAGGGTGCTACTGCCAATATCTATAAGAGCATAGGCACCATCGAGTATGACGGTAGCGCGGCGATCACGGAGCATGGGTTGTTCAACGACACTCGCGCCGGCGGTGGTGTGTTGATGGACCGGACGAAGTTCGCCGCGATCAACGTGGCTAATGGCGACTCGATCACATTCACGTATCAGCTGACCCTGACGGCGGGTAGCTAGGGGTAGCATATGGCCAGAAGCGATGATACGGTTTTTGCGGAGCAAAAACCCATGGATGTGGGAGAACTAGCTTACACAGCCGCAGAACGGAATTATGAGGGCGTGGAATGGGAGGAGATACGCCTGCGCGTCGATCCTCCCTACAACGCCTTACATGATAGCCTGAGCGCAGCCTACTATGAGCGTAGGCCGTTCGCTTGGGAAGGCAAGGATTACGGCGTTCTGAGCAAGGAGCAGTTCGACAAGTTACATGGCCTCTGCGAGCACTTGCGCTACCTGGCTTGGTGCGAGGCGGCGCAGCAACTGCCGGCAGCGGTGGCGGCAACCTTTGCCGGTAAGCAGGACGCGATACGCGACCGGGATGGCGCGGTGGTTGGCTCCAGACAGCAGGAGAGCGCGGCCTTCGTAGAGACACTCAGGCGCGAGGGCCTGGAGGTATCAATGAGGGAGTCTGAGGCCGGGTAATGGCCGTCACCTGGCTCACGCCGACTGAGATCACGCCGGGCAGCGCCAACGCCTGGACGGATGCTGACGTTTCCGCGAGCGTGCCTGCCGGCGCTACCGGCGTGATCCTGCACATCAACAACAAGAACGCGTCTTCTGAACGGGCTATAGGTTGGCGCAAGAATGGATCGACTGATAACCGCGTTAGACCGGTTGGCTGGCAGTCTCACTTCTGGTGCATGGTGGGCGTCGATGCTAACCGTGTGCTGGAACTCTACGTTGGTAGCACCAGTGATGTCGATGTTTGGCTGGTGGGCTATACCACGAGTGAAGCTGTCTTTTTCACCAATGCTACCGACAAGTCGCTCGGTTCAATTGGGTCTTTCATCGACATAGACATCAGCGCTGCCACAGGTGGCGATACTGCCACGGCAGCTATCTTCGAGGTGCACGACAACAGCGGCGGCGCTGTCTGGGCGCTACGGAAGAACGGCAGCAGTGATAACCGCTACCAACCGTGTTATGCCCACGTTGGCGCCGTCGTCGGTGTCGATGCTAGCGAGATTTGCGAGGGCAAGGTCGGCTCAACCGATACTGACTTCTGGCTCACGGGCTATTTCACCACCACCGTGACGATGAACACGAACGCCACGGACGTGAGCCTGGGAAGCACGGGCTCGTGGCTCAACCTGGCGAGTCTGCCCAGCGGCGCTACTGGGGCCTTCATCGAGGTTTACGATGGGGTGGGCGCCAAGTCGGGCCTGCGGAAGGACGGAACAAGCGAGGACATCACGGCCTATGCTGGCGGCTATTACCACTGCTGGGGCATCGTCGAAGCAGCGAGCCTGGTCATTGAAGGAAACATTGCCAACACCGGTGTTGATTTCTTCGTCGTGGGGTATGCCGAGGAGGGGGGCGAGGAGTACGAGCAAGGCTGCGCCGGTAGTTTGACGCCCTCGGCTGCCCTCATCCGCCGCGCCTACCACGGGCTCGGCGGTGTCCTGATACCGGGGGGCTTGCTGGCGCGCGGCGCTGCCCGGCCTTTGGCGGGTGCGCTCACACCAGCAGGCAGCGTTACCAAGGCCAGTCCTAGGGATGTGGCAGGCGAGTTGTCTTCTGCCGGCACTCTGGGGTGGTTGCCTGACAAGGCTCTCTCCGGGGCAATCGCACCCGCTGGAGCTGTCGCCCGCGGATCGGGTAAGCAGGCTACCGGTGCACTGACGCCGGTGGGCGCAGTCACCAAGGGCAGTGCCAAGGACGCAGCAGGCGGCATCACACCGGCCGGGGGGACGGCCAGGGCAACGGCCAGGGCGTTAGCAGGAAGCCTGACGCCGGCGGGCACCATTGCCAAGGCTATCGCCAGGATTATGGGCGGGGCCGTCACGCCGGCGGGGAGCATCGCGCGGCAGGCTGCTACCAGCTTCGGTGGCAGTGTTGTGCCCTCTGGCGATGCGACGAAAGGCATCGGCCGCGGCGTCGCTGGTGCCGTCGTACTCATGGGCGCGGCGACGCGAGAGACAAGCAAGCCGCTCGCCGGGACGCTGCCAAGCACGGGTGGCCTCGAGCGCGATGTGAGCAAGGGGGTCGCGGGGTTGCTCGCCAGCGGCGGCACCGTGACACGCAAGACGGCTCGTAGCGTCGTGGGGATGCTGGGTCCTGCCGGCGTCCTGAGCATGCTCAAGGCGCTCAGCCAGGCGGTGGGCGGCGCACTCGGCATGGCCGGCACCATGACACGGGCAGTGGCCAGGGAGGTGGCCGGCACCCTGGGCAGCGCCGGTGCCCTTGTGCGCAACAGCGCGCGCAGCCTTGCCGGGGCAGTCACAGCACAAGGGGGCCTCAGCCGGCAGTTGGGCAGGGCATTGGCCGGCGCGCTCGGCCTCTCGGGGGCGATCACGCGTGCTTCCGGCAAGACGGTGGCGGGCACGCTCGCCACTGCCGGTACGCTGAGACGCAATGTGGCCCGGACTCTTGGCGGTAGTCTGACGCCAGCGGCAGTGCTCCAGGCAGTCAAGAATGCTGCCGGGCACGTCTATGAGCAGGCTGCCGGGGGTGTGCTGGCGATGGCAGGGACAGTGTCGCGGGTTACGGGGAAGGGCATATCAGGGACACTGGAGATAGCGGGCCTCGTCTCGCGGGGCATCAGTAGGGCCATAGGCGGCGTTCTCGGTTGGGCAGGGGCACTGGCTCGCTTCATTCGTGGCACCGTAGCCCTGAGCGACGCGGTGGTCTACTCGGTCACAGTGAGCGATGCGGCAGTCTACTCGGTCGCCGTCGGTGACTCGGCGGTGTGGCAGACGGCGGTGAGCGATGGCTAACACATACGATAAGGGCGACTTGGTGCGCCTCTCGGCGTCGTTCACGACGGCGGCGGGCGCGGCTCTCGACCCCACGGTGGTGATCTGCCAGGTGAAGAGTCCGGCCGGCACGACAACGAGCTATACCTATGGCGTTGGGGAAACGATCATGCGGGAGAGCATGGGCCACTACCACATCGATCTAAGCGCGAGTATCGCCGGGACCTGGCACTACCGCTGGTATTCGACAGGCACGGGTCAGGCAGCGGATGAGGGGTACTTCACCGTGGCGCGGGGTGAATTCTGAGGTGAGATGATGTACGCGACGGTGGCTCAATTCCACGGGCTGTTCGACAGCATGCCCAATACAGATGCAACGACAGCGCTCCTGGAAGAGCTCCTAGAACGGGCGACGCAAATGGTAGACCGCGAGCTAGGGTTCAGCTTCGCGGCTTACGGCGCCGAGGCAACGGACAAGGATGTGTACTCCGGCAACGGAGGGCGGTATCTCTACCTGCCGGCATACCAGAGCGGGTCGCTGGAGTCGGTGGCGCTGCTGAGCTACCGAGGGACGGATGACGAGAGCGAGACGGCCGAGACGGAGTATGTCGAGGAAACGCGCTGGCGGCTGTTCTTGAGCGATGGCTGGCCGGCAAAGCGGTGGTACCGGGTGAGCGCGATATGGGGGTGTGGGCCGGCACCAGTGGACGTTGTGCAGGTGACGCTGGAGATCGCGGCGAACCTGTACCAAGGGCGCAACAGCGGCGGGGCAACCCAGATCGGCGCCGAGGGCGGCGGCGGCCAGCCGTTTGCTCGGGCGCTGACCTGGGGGCAACGGGACGTGATCGCGCGCGTGAGAATGCAGTACCCGCAGGAGAGTATCGCGTGAGCGACGTGAGCGTGCGGATCAAGTGGCCGGACAATGTGGCCGCGACGGATGCAGTAGTGCGGGCGGCGATCCCGGACCTGGCGCAGGCGGTGTACGACGCCACGGAACCACGAGTGCCGGTGGGGGCAACGGGGGCGCTGAAGAAGGGCCTGGGCATCCGCATCCGCAAGGGCGGTCTCGAGGCGGCGGTGGGTGTCTTCGGCGCGCGGCACGCGCATCTGGTGATGCGGGGGACGAAGGCGCATGCGATCCCCGGCGCCAAGCACCGACGTAAGAAGGCGCTGGTGATCGCGCGGGGGGAGAGCATGGTGATCCGGCACTCGGCGGAGCATCCGGGAGCGCGGAAGAACCCCTTCCTGCAGGAGGGATTGCGGGCGAGCGAGCCGCGCCTGAACCAACTCTTGCAGCAGCACGGTGAGGGCTATCTGGCCGAGGCAGTGAAGCATGGCGGCTGATTACGAAACGGTGAGCGATGGGCTGCATGAGGTGCTGGCCGACATCGAGTCGCTGGCGATGGTGATCGAGTACGAGCCGTTGTCGGCGCAGTCACTACCGCTGCTTTACTCGATCTTCGAGAACTACAGCCGGTCAGTGGCGGGGACGGTGGCGACGACCATCTACACGACGCTGCACCGTCTGGTGCTCTCGCGCCAGGATCCACAGCAGTCGGAGGCGACGCTACGCTCGCTGGTCGATGCCATCCCGCGGGCGGTGGAGGAGAACCCGACGCTAGGGCGGCGGGTGAGCGATGCCCAGGTGCGCCGCGGTGAGGGCGGCTATGTGACGATCGGCGGTGTGGAATTCCGCTCGGTGGACTTCCACAGCGAGGTGGAGGTCACCGAGTCGTTATTAGGCAGGAGGTGAGGGGCCGGGCAGACGCTGGCCGGCGCGGCGGGTAGCCCCCCCGGCCCCCCGTGGACGGGGGGAAGGGAGGGAGGGAATAGGGTGATGTCAGGGAGGATGACGTGGCTGATGAACACTATGTAATCTCGCCGGCGGCGATCTACTACGCGCCGTTGGGAGAAGAGCTACCGGACGAGAACGCGGTGGATGTGGGCGATGACTGGGGGGGCAACTGGGTCAACCCGGGCGACACGCTCACACCGGCGGTGATCACCATCTCGCGCGAGCTCTACGAGATGGAGATTGAGCAGGCGACGGCGCCAGTGCGCTCGAGCATCACGAAGGAGAACGCGGCCATTGAGGTGACGCTGGTGGAGTTCACGGGGGAAAACCTACTGCTGGCATTCGGCGGGAGCCTGACGGAGACACCAGCAGGGGCGGCCCAAGTGGGCATCGATGAACTGGTAGCGGGCGGCGATACAAGCCCGGATCAGTACACGTGGGGCATCGAGGGGTACTGGAAGAACTCGCTCAACGTGCAGTTCCCGATCCGCTTCCAGATCTACATCGGCGAGCCAATCTTAGGCGGTCAGCTGCAGTTCGCGAAGGCGGCGGCAGCGGGGATACCGCTGCGGATCGCGGCGCGGGCGGACACGGCGAAGGCGGCGGGGCAGCAACTCTATAAGTGGCAGGTGGTCACGGCGGCGGCGCTGGGCACGTAGCCTCACCCCCACCCCCCCCAACCCCCCGTGCACGGGGGTAGGGAGACGGGGGGCAGGAGGGGTGGGGTGAGGTCTACTCCAAAGGAGGCAGTATGGTGCGACAAGTCACGGTGATGTTGGCGGGACGTGAGTATGTGGTGACAGAGCTGCCGCTGCGGCGCAACGCCGAGTGGCGGCAATCGCTGAGCGGGCTGGCGGAAGGGCTGACGATGCTGCTCGATGCGCCGGGCCTGCAGTTCACGCCGGGGGTGGTGGCACAGCTGGCGCGGCAGATCGTGGCTCTGCTCTTGGAGACGCCGGCGGAACTGCTGCGGCTGCTCTATACCTACTCGCCGGCGATCGCGGCGGACCGCGAGCGGATTGAGGCCGAGGGCTTCGATTCCGAGGTGATGGCCGCCTTCACCGAGGTGCTGCAGCTGGCCTTCCCTTTCGGCTCGCTGATGAAAAGCGTGCGCGCCCTGACGACTGGCTCAGCTATGCCGGTGATTACGCCGAGCTCGCCCGCTCCCAGTGGGGAATCTGGGACGATGAGCTAGATGGGGAAGCGCTTTCGGCGCTGGTGGATGGCTACATGTCGCGGAAAGCGTGGGAAGCGGAGATCGCCGCCGGAGCGATCATCAGACGGTTGGGAGAGGCGCTGAGCAAGGAGGCAGACGTGTCGCTGGAGCCGACGCCCGGCACGCAGGCGACGCGGGAACAGGTGCTGCAGGCGCAGATGAAGCTTAGGGCGACGGGAGAACTGGGCTAGTGCCGGTCACGATCGGGGAAGCAGTAGTCCTGATAACAGCGGACGGGCAGCGGCTGAAGGCGACGCTGCAGGGATCCGAGGGCGAGGTGCGCTCCTTCGGGCAGCGCGTCTCGACGACGCTACAGAACGCCGTCTCGGTGGGCTTGGGCAACCTGGCCAGCCGGGCGATCGCCGGCCTGACGCAGGAACTGGGGGACAGGCTCAAGAGCCTGGCGACGGCGGCCTACGACGTGGCCGTGAACGCGGCGCCGCTCGAGGGGATTATCGAGGGGTTCGCGATCTCGGCGGCGAAGGCGGGCAAGAGCACCGAGGAGTTCCTGGCGGCGTTGAAGGCAGCGAGCGGTGGAATGGTGGCCGAGGTCGACCTGATGAAGGCGGCGAACGTCGCCATGACAGGGGCGCAGGGGGCGTTCGCGGAGGAATTCGGGGCGGCACTGCCGACGCTACTGCAGGCAGCGCAGGTAGCGGCGCGGCGAACGGGGCAGGACGTAACGTTCCTGTTCAACTCGCTCGTCTCCGGCGTCAAGCGTTCGTCGCCGCTACTGATCGACAACACGGGGATCGTGCTGAAACTCGGCGCTGCCAATGAGGCGATGGCGGCGGCGACTGGGAAGACGGTGGAGGAACTATCGGAGCAGGAGAAGCAACTGGCGCTGCTGCGGGCGACGATGGAGGCGGCAAACGCCATGATCGCGGAGTCCGGCGACGCCGCCCTGTCGGCGGGGCAGAAGTACAGCCGGTGGCTGGTGTTCCTGCGTGACACGCGGGATGAGATCGGCTTGCGGCTACAACCGGCATTGGGGCGGCTGATGGACGGCTTGCAGGCGTTGGGCGACCGTCTGGGGCCGGAGATCGCCGACGCAGCAGCGACGGCGGGGAGTGCGCTGCTGAGCGCGGCCGGGCGGATCGCGGAGGAGTTCGCGGGCCTCGCCGGCGAGGGGGAGGGCTGGGGTCACAACTTGGGGCTCCAGTTCGCCAACGGCATCTATAGGGCGCTGCCCTTTGTGCTCGGTGCCATCCAGGCCATCGGCGAGCTGGTGAGCTACTGGCTGTCGCCGGGTTCGCCGCCGCGGCTGCTGCCGGACTTGCCGGCGTGGGGCCAGTCGGCGATGCAGCAATTCCTGGACGGGTTCGCCAAGGCGGATTTCTCGGCGCTGGAGGACTTCTCGGCGACGATCTCGGACCTGCTGCAGATCAAAGTCTCGGCGGGTGAGATGGCGGAGGAGGACCTGGCGAGCGCGCTGGTAGGGGCGCGGGGCGGCTTTGCCGAGGCGCTGGAGCAGCTGCGCGAGAACGGCGCGGTGGCCGAAGAGGTATACGCGCGCATCCGGGCGGCGGCGGGCAGCGCGGGCGAGGAGGTGGAGGCTTTCGCCCGGGCATATATCGCGGCGTCGAAGTTGGGGGCAGCACAAGACGCTTACCGGCGAGTGGCGGAGGAGTACAGCGAGAGGCTGAGCGCGGCGCGCAAAGCGGGGGCGTCGCAAAGCGAGCTGCGGGCGGTCCGGGCGCAGCGCGATGAGGCGCTGCGAGCCGAGCGGGCGAAGGTCACCGAGGCAGCCAAGAGCGATCAGCAGGCCAAGGACCAGCTCGAGTTGGCGAAGCTGCGCCTGGGGGCGATCCGTGATGAGCGGATGATCTACGATGATCAGGCGCGGCTATTGGCGCGGGTGGCCGATGCCGTGGGCACGCTGGCCGGCGGCACGGACAAGGCGGCGGCGGCGGCTGAGGCGCTGGCGCAGGCACAGCTTAACCTGCGGCTGGCGATGGCAGACACGGCGGGCAAAATCGCGATCCTGCGGGAGGAGCAGGGGAAGTACGAAGAGGGTAGCCTGGAATGGATCAGACTGGAGACACAGATTGTCGGGCTGCAGCAGCAGTTGCAGCGCGAGCTGGAGAAGACGGGCGGGACGGCGCAAGAGGTAGCAGATAGCATCGTCGATAGTGTGAGCCGGGCAAAGCGGGAGCTGGACAAGCTAAGCCTCAAGGGTCCGGACTTGGCCAGTCTCTACCCTATAGAGAGCATCCTGGCGGAAGCGGAGCGCGTGAAGGAGCGCCTCCTCAGCGGGCTGAAGGGCGACGATGGCACATACATCCCGATCGGCGAGGCGATCGCGAAGGGGATAGGGGCGGGCCTGGAGGCGGCGGCGGAAGGGCTGCGCAAGAAGCTGAGCGACTTGCTCTTCGGTCCGCCAGGCGAGCAGAGGACGTTCGACCCGCTCGGCGGGATCGCGGTCGTCGCGCCAGAGAGGAGCATCGCCACCTGGGAGGAGATCGCCAGCGGGGTCGGTGAGCGGATCGGGCGGGCGATCGTGGACGGGATGGAGACCGGTATCCGCGAGGGAAAGGAGGCGATTGAGAAGGCGCTCGAGGAGGCGGCATTCAGCCACTCGCAGACGCCGGCAGAGAGTGCTGAGGCGGGCGAGATTCCGGGCTGGCTGAAACCAGCCCGGGTATATGGGCTATTCATGGACAGCCTGATGAAGAGGCTGGCCGGTGTGCCGGAGGAGGAGGAAGGGCAGCCATTCGGGACATGGGTGCTGGGCAGGCTATGGGGCCAGGTTGAGAAGGCGCTGGAGGGCAACGTTCCCGCCCCGATCGCTCGCCTGGTGCAAGGATTGGCGGCTGCATTTACCGGCTCAGCGCTTCTCAAGAATCTGGGTGTGGCCTTGCCCGGTATAGAATTAGCAGCTTACGCCGCTGGCCAGGAACTAGCACTGGAAGTCGGCGTCGCTTTGGAGGCTGGTTTCGGCTCCGCGACGGCCGGTGGCGTCGTCGGCGGTCTCACTGCCGCGACGCTGATCCCAGTGATCTTTCCCGAGGAGACGACGTCATTCGTCGATCAACTCTATGAGAAACTGCATGGGCTCATTGCTGAACCAATCGGCCATTGGTTTGACATCGAGCTACCCAAGAAGGACATCCTCGAGGCCGCCACCACGAAGTGGTTCAGCATCGATGCGCTCCAGGCACTCTTCGAGCCTGAGCGCAAGGGAGCGCCGCTTGGCGCCAGCCTAATGAGCGGCATGAGCGAGGGCGTCGATGACAACGTCGGGTTACTCACAGGCTCGCTGAACCAGGCTCTCGACGACGCCGAGGCGGGGGCGCGCACGCACATAGAGGCGCGGTCTCCATCCCAGGTGTGGGCGCGGGTGGGGCGTGACCTGCTGCAGGGGATGATCGACGGGGCAGTGGAGAGGGCAACGCCTCTGCTGGCGGCGCTGCTACGGCCGGTGGATGACGCGGAGCTGGCGCTGGGGACGCGGCCGGCGACGTTCGGGGCGGCGATCGGGCAGATCATGGCGGCGATGCGCACCCAGGCGGACCTCGACTACAAGGCGCTCTACGAGGCGCTGGTGAAGCCCTTCGATGATGCGCTTTCGTATATCAAGTCGCTGATCGAGAACTGGCCGAGCGTGCCGATGACGCCGGAGACGCCACCGAGCGTGCCGCCCGCCTATGCCGGGGGCACGAACTACGCGCGCGGCGGGCTGGCCATCGTAGGGGAGTATGGGCGGGAGTTGGTGCGGCTGCCGCGGGGCTCCGGGGTGATGCCGGCGGGGATGACACAACTGGCACTGGCGGGGGCCGGGCCGGCACCGATCAGCATCAACATCACGGGGCCGGTGTATGCCTCCTCGGCCGAGGATCGCCAGGCGCTGGCCTGGGAGATCGTGCGCGAGATCAGGCGGAGGCGGCGCTAGTGCTACTGAGCATCACCGATGGAGCCAACACGGTCACGTTCTCGCACTCGCTGAGCTCGGGCATTTCCGGGGTGACGGTGGACGGCTGGCTGCGCCAGTTCACGCCGGCGATGCCAGAGCTGGATAGCGTCGAGGCACCATTCGGCAGTCGTGACGGTGGCGAGCAGCCGCGCTCGCTCTACCGCAATCCAACGGAGCGCATCTCCGCAGCGCTGGCGGGAGCCTATGCCACGACGACGGCGGCCTACCGGACGCTCACGGCGCTGCTGCTGCAGGCACGCCAGCGCCAGGCGGGGGCGGCGGTTGAGCGGGTCTATCTGGAGTACCAGCGGGCGGTGGGCGAGACGACCTGGCGCTCGGAGGTGCTGAGCGGGCGGGCATCGATCGACAGCTCGGATGTGCCGTTTGGGTTGCAGGGGCTGGACGGGACGCTGCTGTTGGACCTGGCAATCACACGGCGCTACTACTGGGAGGGGGAGCTGGCGGAGCTGCCCCTGGCCAACGGCTCCGGCTCGGGGACGGGCGGGCGTGTGGTCTATAACCACAGCGATGAGGAGGGCTACGGCGGCGAGCATGAGAACTACGTCGACATAAACGGCGACGATGTCGATGGGGACCTGCCGACGCCGCTGCGCCTCGAGCTGATGAATCTGTTCGACGACAGCCGCAACCTGGCGGTGGTATGGATCGCGGAGAACCTGACCTGCGCGCCGGCGACGCTGCCACACGTGATCGAGGCCGAGGACGCAGACGGCGCAGTAACAGTGGCGGACGCGCCGGCAGCCAGCGGTGGTTACTGGGCGCAATATGACTTCGCTGGCGAGGGCGTGGAGCAGGAGGCTTTCCGCTGGACGCTAAGCAGTGCGCTTCTGGCCGCGGCCGGCGGCAGTCGCTTGCAGATCCTCGGGCGCTGGAACACCGACCCGGCACATTACTACCGCCTGCGCCTGGAGTACCAGAATCTGGTGCTCTGGGAAGGGCCGGTCGTGGCGCCGGATCCCTACCTGAGCGTGGCGACTATGGCACTGGGGGCGCCGCCATTGCCGCCCTACGGCGTGCCGGAGGCGGCGGCGGAGATCGACCTGACGCTGCGCATGATCCCGATCACGGCGAGCGGTAGCATCTTCCTTGACTATCTGCAGGTGACGCCGGGCGACGCCTTCGCGCAGTTGCGCTCAACGGCATATGGGGCGGAATACAGCGATACGGTCGTCTGGGATGCGATCGAGGGGCGGCTCTATACCGAGGCCAGCGGCGGCAACGTGAGCAACTGGACACGGCTTGGTTCCGTGGCGATGGAAGCCTGGCCGGGGCGGGATGTGCGTCTGTACTTCCTGCAGCATACGGACAACGCTTATCAGGCGAGCATCATGCAGGCGCTCTCCGTGCGCGCCTACTACCGGCCACGGCAGCTATTGCCGCTATGAACCTGGAGCTGCACGCGCGCAACTTCGCCCGGCTGATCGCCCTGCCTGAGCTGGCGCTGGAGCCGGGGAATCTGTCCTGGGCGGCGATGGGTGGCTGCGACCGGGCCGAGATCCACGCCGCCGGCGGCGAGCTGGCGCTGTGGGAACTGGCGAACCTGCTGTGCTGCCCGGTCACGGTGCGCCACGATAATGGCGATCCGGCATGGTGGGGCTACGTCGCTGAAGTGCAGATCCAGGTGGGGCGCTGGCAGATGTCGGTGTCGCTGGACTCGATGGCGAACCGCGTGGCGGTGGCTTACGAGGAAGTGATCGAGGGACAGAGCGGCGCCGGCACGCGGGCGACGACGGATTGGGCGGACGACGCGGACAGCCAGGCGGAGTACGGTATCTTCGAGCGCCTGGAGCCACTGACCTATGCCACACTGGCGACGGCGGAGGACTACCGCGACCGCTGCCTGCTGGACTGGCGCTTCCCGGTGCCGAGCCTGACCTACTCGGATAGCTCGGCGATGGAGGCGACGCTCACCTGCCTGGGCTGGTGGCACTCACTCAAGTACCGCTACTACTCGAACGCCTCCGGTGCACTGATGGCCACCACCGACCTGGCATACGACATCATCGACACAGCCGGCCAGTGGTTCGCGGGGCAGAACTGGCTCGACGACTTGGAGGACAACGACGTCGCCCAGTACCGGGACGGCGACACGAACGCCCTAGCCCAGGTGGAGGAGTTGCTGAGCCAGGGGAGCGGCGCCTCGCCGCGGCGGGTGCTGCCGAATGTGACCATCGAGCGCATCGTGCAGATGCAGCGGGAACGCAGCTCCGTCGGGGCGACGGAGCTGGTGGTGGACTCCGAAGCGCGGTTCACCACGGTGTATGGGGCGCCGGTGCAGCTAGGGCCGGAGATCGTGGGAGTCTGGTGCCGGGTGAACGATGTCATCCCGGCGGCGGCGAGCATGGTGGCGCTGGCCGATCCGAGCCGGCTATGGATCGAGCGGGCGGAGTACGATTGCCGCACCGGGGCGCTGCATACGGAGGGGCGGGGCATGTCGGCATGGGAGTTGGGAGGCTTCGACATTCGATGACGCTATCGCGGCTGCTGCAGTTGATCAAGCCATTCATCCTCCGTTGGATCGCGGAGCGGCTGTGAACCTGACGGAGGTGCTGCGAGAGATCAAGCCGTTTGTGCTGCGGTGGATCGACGAGGCCGGGCTCGGCGGCGCGACGCGGCTGGAGAACGTGGGATTCGAGGATGGCGAGTTGGAGCCCTGGGAGGTCATCGACGAGGCGGGCGATCCCACCATTGTGACGGACTCGCCGCGGACGGGGACCTATTGCCTGCGGGTGACGGGCTTGGGCTCCGGGGCTCATGGAATCGTCAGCCAGGGCCGGTTCCCGGTCGAGGGCGGGGAGCAGCTGACGTATGGCTACTGCTACCGGATGGAAGCGGGCGCCACGGTGTATGCCTACTTGCAGGTAAACCGCTACGACGCGGATGGCAATCTCATCAGCGCAGCAGATAGCTCGAGCGCACCCTCGACGACCTGGCGCCAACGCGCCGTGACGGTGACGCTGCCGGCAAACGCGCGGTGGGTGGACTACGTGCTGGGCACATACGAAGGGAACGAGGGCGAGTATGTCTGGTTTGACGACCTGCGGTTGTACCACGACCGGGGATGGTATCAGGAGGTCTGATGAGTGAGGCAGCATATCGGCAGTATCGACCGCTGATCGCGGCGGCAGCGGCGAAGTATGGCATTCAGGAGCTCATCATCGCGGCAGTGATCGAGATCGAGTCCGGCTGGCGCAACGTGCAGAACGCCGGCGGCTACGACGCCTGGGGGCTGATGCAGGTGGTGAGCAGCAGAACCATCGCCGGCCGGCCGACGCCTGAGCAACTCCTCGATCCGGCGACCAATATCGACTGGGGTACGCGCATCCTGGCCGAAGCTTGGGCGCGGGGAGGCGGGCTGAAGCAGGCCCTGTGGCGTTACTCCGGTGGCAGTTACTGGGACAGACAAGGTGGAGCAGCTGCCTACACCGCGAGCTACTGGCGCCGCTTCATGGACGCAGTGGCGACGGTGGGCTGCTACGTGCCCCTGGGCGATAGCCTGCCCCGGCCGCCAGAAGATACTGGCGCCGGCATCCACGGCGGCGCCAACGCCGGGCATCCGATGGGGGAGAACGAAGCCGAGTTCGCGCCCACGGCACGGCGCTGGCGGGCGATGGGGCTCACCTGGTGCAAGCTCCTGGCGTTCACGGATCAATGCCTGAAGGTGATTCCGGCGCTCCGGGAGGCGGGGATCATGCCGGTCATCCGCTTCATCCTCAAGTGCCCGGAGAGGCTGAGCGCAGAGCAGCTGGCGGCAGTGAGCAAGTATGTGGCGGCGGGGGCAGGCATCTTCGAGTGGGTCAACGAGCCGAACTTGAGGGACGAATGGAGCGTGGGCCAGATGCCGGCCGATGACATCATGTTCAGTCAGCTGGCGGTGAGCCTGGCGGCAGACATGCGGGCAGTGAGCGAGCGCGGCGGCTACGTCGCCGTGCCGGCGATGAGCCCGGGTGGCGAGTGGCATTCGGGTCGGTTCGGCGGCGATGATGTCGGCTACCTGCGGCGGCTGCTGGAGGAGCTGCGGAAGCAGCCGGGCATCGCCGAGACGCTGCGGGCGCGGGGGTGGCTCTCGGTGCACCCAACGGCACTGAATCACCCGCTGGACTACCCCTACGACGCTGTGAACCAGGCGGAATGGAAGGGCCAGCACCTCTACGAGCACTACACTGCCGACGGCCAGGCGACGGGGGCGAGCAACTGCTGGCTCAAGTGGAAGGCCGTCGCCGAGCAGTTCCTCGACGTCTTCGGCTTCCTCGTGCCGGTGATCGGCACGGAGGGGGGCGCCTGGCCGCATGGCGGCACGGGGCAGCGCTACGACCCGCGCTATGCCGAGCTCGACGTCCAGGCCGCGAGCGAGTGCACGGGTGGGATCCTGCGATCCATGGCGGGCCAGCCTGCCTGGTTCGCCGCCATGTGCCCCTGGCTGTGGGCCAACAAGATGTGGGGCAATCCGCATACGGGGTTCGAGTGGCAGGCATGGCACCGGACCGTCGGTTGGGGCAACCCGCCAGCGGCGGGGCCGGAGTGGCAGCCGATGGTGGGGATGCTCGAGGCTGATCCATGTCAGAGGAGGGGGAGTGTTGCCATGCCTACGCCGACGATGCCGCAGACACCTGCCGCGCCGGCTGAGTCTCAACCGGCTGCAGCGGACATTACAGCGATCCGCTGGCACGCCGAGGAGGCCGTCAGAGAGCTAGAGGCGGCGCTGATCGTGGTGGTGGATGCCAAGGGGCGCCTGGAGGCGGCGCGGGGACGGCTGCTGGAACAGGTGGTGGCGCCGGCATATGAGTTGGAGGGGGTGAAGACGGCTAGTTCGTAGCATTCACAGGCTGATGCGATGTGAGTGTAGTGTCGCTTCGGCCCGCGTTTGTCAACTAATGAGCACCGGCCAACCGACGATGTAGATGATGAACCCTGCACGTAGCGGTTGGTGTGCTGTGGGCCCCGCCCCCCCAACCCCCGCGCACGGGGGCCAGGAGCGGGGCTTTCGCTTGCCCGCGGGCCGGGCCAATTCATAAGAATTCTCTAAGATTACCAGGGGCCAAACTGGTCGCAAAAGGGCTTGACTCTGTAGCTACACGGTGCTACACTAGCACTGTAGCAACGCAGCACGGAGGCACACGATGACCACAAGAGTGACTCGGAATGGCACCCACGTGATACTAACCGCCCCCTACCACCCCAACCTGCCAGCCGCCGCGAAGCAGATCGGTGGCCGGTTCGACGGCACGAGTAAGGAATGGACATTCGATGCGCGTGATGAGGAGCGGGTACGGGACTTGGCCCGCTCCATCTACGGCAGCGACGGCAGTGAGCCGGTGCAGCTGGTGACGATCCGCTACACGCTCGATGCGAGCGATGCTCGCGAGCAAGTGCTGTGGGTTGCAGGCCGCGAGGTGGCTCGCCGGACGGCGCGGGATGCAGCGGTCAAACTCGGCAAGGGCGTGATCCTTATCGAGGGCCGGTTCCCCAGCTCCGGCGGTTCGACTAAGTACCCGGTGCTCGCCGGCTACAATACTGCGGCGCCGGGCATCGTCCTCGAGATCCGGGACGTGCCGGCTACTTTGGTGACGCTCGATGAGCAGACGGTCATCGTGGACACGGCACCGGCTCCTGAGGCGCCGAGCCCGTTAGCCAGCTTCACAGTCGGCCAGCTGCTGGCGGAGTTGGTCTCTCGGGGCGCCATGAGCGCCGAGCAGGCGGCCGTGCTGGCCGCCCAGGAGGTCTAGGACATGGCAACGATTCAGGACGCCAAGCGCCTGATTGCTCTCAGCCCGGAGGGGCTGCGTATCCTGGGGGCGGGCGTGTCCCGCCCCTGCTTCGCCGGTCGTTTCAACGCCGCCGCCCAGGCTGCCCTCTCCGATGGCGCGACTGACTACACGGCAGAGGAGAGGCGGCTCATAGCCGAGTTCATCGAGAGCGAGGAGGGAGAGAGCCGGGACTATATGCTCAGGGTGCGGCTGAGCGACGACGAGCGGGCGGAACTAGCACGCCGCGCCGCACAGGCCGGCACCAACATGAGCGAGTACGTCCGCCGCCAGGTGCTGGCCGAACCAGCCACCACCGAGTGCATCTACTGCGGCCGCACTGTCAGCGGCACGGGCGAAGAGCCCACGCCGGCGGTCGCGGATGACGATGCCTGGGCAGCGCTGGCCCCTCAACATGAGCCTGACTGCGAGTGGATCACCACTCGCGCGCACCGGATCAACGTCGACTAAGAGGATGCTGGGGCAGCGCCCCAGGGAGGTAACGATGGACATGCACGACCGCTATCGCATCTCGCGGCAAGCGCAGAAGGACGGTGGGCCATGTCCGGTCTGCGGTTGGCGCGACGGCGATGGGGTCAAGGTCTGCTTCTATAGCGCAGACCTTGGCGAGGTTAGCCACCAGAACAGCAGGCGTGGCGCCGAGGCAACGATGACCCCGGCTCAGATAAGTCTCAGCCGGCTCCGCTCTGTCTTCGCCTTTGCCAATGCCGACGTCCGCGAGCGCTACATCGCCTACATCGCCTGGGATCATGAGCGCCGCCGGCAGCGCGATGAGGCTCGCTATCCCGACGTTCCTTTCTGCGTCGACGCAGAAGGGAGGCCGCTGACGACGGAAGAATGGGTGGCGCGGTTCCGCGCGGAGATGGAGGCGAAGCCGCTGGCAACTGACGAGCCCTACTGCCACTGGGCGCAGGAGCCAGCCTGGATACCGGTTGGCGACAGACCGGCCGAGCTGTGCGGCCTGGTCGATGGCTCCGGTCGCACGGCATACAACATGCACTGCCACGAGCTCCATCCTGGCTGTGGTGGCACTGCCGAGCCGGTGGGGCCATACCACATCCGTTGCACACGCTGTGGCGTCGAGGTACGGTACTGGGAGCATGGCGTCGACTACGATGTCGGGTGAGGCATCATCGCCAGCTAGCGCAGTTCCCAAGGAGGATATAAGTGACACTGGTTTCGATGTTTGGTTCCGATGATCTGTTTTACGATGCCCTCGCCCGCGCCCGGGTGAAGTTGCACCCGGTCCCCATCGACCTCGGGTTATCCGAGAATGGCACCTCCACGGTGGAGGAGATCGCCCCCGGCGTCACCCTCATTACTGATGACACGGGCTGGCGCTACATCAATGTCGTTCTCCACAATCCGTCTGCGCCGGCTGGCTGCAATGACTACCCAGGCGAGGAGTTTGTCCCCTGGCTCATCGGCGCCCTGATGAGCGCTGGCAGCGGCCAGCACGTCACGCTGCACTGGGAGGATGGCGCCTCCCTGTGGATCAACGGTGGCATGCACTTCGACAAGAGCCTCGCCGATGCCCTCTACTGCCTGGCCAGCCTCGATGGCTGGAATGAGCGCATCAGGCGCAGGCGGGCCGAGGTCGCTAGTCTGGACGAGCCCGCCGAATCGAGCTTGGTTCCTGAGTTTGATTCTGGAGAGTAATCCCCACCAGCCCCGGTCACTCGACCGGGGCTTTCTTATTGCGCCGGAGCCGCCGGACCGGTAGGCGGAGTTCGGCTACATTGCCGGTGCCACTTGGCACGGATAAAGACGGCTGAATCCCATGGCGGATCAGGGAAAAGGGGGCCGGCAGACGACCTGCACCCTCCCGTCGTGCCACACCTTGACGGTCCAGATGTACTCACGCAGCACCTCCCGCGCCGCCGCGACCGAGTCGCCGACCAGGGCTTCGCCCAGGCGCCGGCGCAGGATCTGGACATCCGGGAGCTCGCGGTGGCGCAGATCCTCGATGTGAGCCCGCGCCGCGGTCAACTCGCGCTCGATGGCCGCCAGTTCGTCGGTACGCCGGGAGAGACGCTTCGCCAGGAGCTCGTTGTCGGGCGTCGTCTCGATGGCGCGCAGGAGATTATCCACCGAGCTCGCTGCCTCGGCACGCTTGCGCTCGAGACCATCCAGCAGGACGCGTGCGGCCGATTGCTCACTTCCCGACTCATTCAGGAGCTTCTCGCGGTAACGGGTGATGGCCTCAGGGCTGAGTGCGTGCTCGCACACCGCGGCGACCACGGCCTGCTCGAGGCGCTCGGCGCGCACGACCGGGCCATCGCAACTGGTGCCGCCCGATGGCCGGTAGCGCTGGCAGCGGTAGTAGCGGTAGACGCGGCCGGAGCGGTGGCGCTGGGTATTGCCGTTCAGGGTGGCGCCACACTCGCCGCAGGTGGCGATGCCGGAGAGGAGGAACTGGCTGGCCTTGCGCCGGGGGTAGGCGCCGCCGCGGCCATGGGCTAGGCCGTCGTAGACCTGCTGCCACTCGCTCTCACTGACGATAGCAGGGACGGGGATCGCTATGTCGCGCCACATGTATTGGCCTCTGTAGGTGGGGTTGCGGAAGAGGACGTAGTAGCTGGGCATCTGGGCAAAGAGGGCGACGGCATCCTGAATCTGCTGATAGGTAGCGCCGGCAAGACGCATGTCGTAGGCGCGGCGCACGCGCGGGGCCGTCTCGGGATCGAGCTCCATGCGGTAGACGGTGCGGGTCTTGCCGTTGATCTCGGTCTCAATAGGGATGGCGCGGTAGCCGTGGGGTACGGAGCCAGCGGGCGTGGGCAGGTAGCCCATTTGCGCCAACAGGCGCATGCCGCGGCGGACATTGGCCGATAGCTGGCGCAGGTATTGTTCATCCCGCCAGTGGATCATGGCTTCGAGCACGTTCTCCAGGCCATCGACGTGGGGCAGGGACTCCTCAATGGTGAGTATCTGGATGCCCTGGCGGCGGAGAAGCGCCTTGTAGAAGGCGGCGTCGTTCTGGTCGCGTGAGAAGCGGGACCAGGACCACATGACGATGGCTGCGGGCCTACCCTGCTGGGCGTCGATGACAAGCCGCTGGAACTGCTCGCGGTGGTCGGTGCTCCCGGAGATCGCCTCGTCGGCGTACTCGCGACTGAGGCTGAGGCCGCGCTCGGAGCAGTATGCCTGGATCGCGTGGCGCTGGCCCTCGATGGGTAGGCCCTTGTCGGCCTGTTGCTGAGAGGAGACGCGCAGGTAGGCCCACACCTCAGAGCCGGGGCCGAGGGCGACGGGCTGAACGGAGCGGCGGCGACGCGGCATGGGCTAGCCGCTCTCGCAACCGACACCGTCGTGGTCGCCATCGAAGCGATGGGGATCGGCACCCACTACCTGGAAACGGCGATAGGGTATCTGGCCACAATCCAAGTCTGGCGGTGGTGGCGGGATGCAGACGGTCGGGTATGATGGGTCGCAGTTCTGTGCTGGTTGCGTCGGCGCTACGTATACCGTCGGCACTGGAATAGGTGTCCAGGTAGCTGTAGGCTCGACAGCCTGCTCGGGCGGTATGCCCCATAGACCCAGGCCGGCGTCGCGGGCCGCCTGTTGCGCTGCCAGGAAGCGGTCCTGGTAGTGGATGTCAGGCGGGTAGGTACTAACCTGGGCATAGCCCTGGCGGCACAGTTCCTCGTTGACCATGCGGCCATCAGCAAGCCAGATGTAGCGAAGTAGCCGGCCGTAGCGGTCGGTCTCGCTCACATCCTTCTCGAGGTACACAGTCTGACCGGCAACCATGGCCTTGTTGGCGGCGGAGGCTTCCGGCCCCATCCACTGGACGTCCATATCGGGGTGCACTGTCTCGGGGGTATCGATGCCGATGTAGCGGACGGTGTACTGGGCACCGTCGATCACGACCTTGATGGTGTCGCCATCGACGACCTCAACCACCTGGGCCGGCACCATGCCGGCGAAGGCGGAAGCGGTCTCGGTAGGGGCCGCGGGGGCTGGCGCCGGGGTGTCGGTGGGTGGGAGTAGCACGGCGGTTGGCGGGACATAGCCTACGGGCGGGATCTGGAGCACTTGGCCGACAACGATCCGGCTAGGATCGACGATCTGGTTGTAAGCTGCTAGGGCAGTGACGGAGACATCTAATTCCGTGGCGATCTTACTCAGCGAATCACCGGCCACTACCGTGTAGGTCGTCGGGGCAAACAACTCAGGAATGCTGGTCACTGGCCCAACCGTCGCGGAGGCAACCAGTGTATTGATCACTACTACTTGCGTGGGCATACTAGTGACTGTATTCGTGGGAGCCATGGTTACAGCCTTGGCCAGCGCAACGGCAGTCGGAGTACGCGCCGCAGTTGGTGTAGCTGTAGGAGTAGCTTTGCTGGAGCAGGCACCCGCAATGCAAGCGATCAGGACAACGACGGAGGCTGTGACGATGACCAGGTTAGTGATCTGCCGGCGCATGATGCACCTCCAGGCTGCGAACTTCCACCGTCCCCTACTATCCCCATGCGTACCGTCGGCTTCGCGCATCCTGCGCACTAGAGCCGTCCCCACTCCGACCTTCGCCCCCACTTAGGTGTCGTCGCCACACTCGTTAGGCGGTTCGACTTTCAAAAGGGGCTTGACGCGCGGCCCGCGGCAGACTAAACTAGGCCAATCAGAACAGGTGTTCGCCTATCTCGTACACCATCCAACATGAGGCCAATTGATGAAGCCTGTACCTGAGATGGAAGAACTCATCACATTCGCCGCCACCGCCTCAATGAAGGACGTCAACGAACTCCTCGCGATGCTCCCACGTCGTCATCCCTTGGTGCTTGTGATCTGCCGCCTACTGAGGAAGTTCGGTCGCGCTCGCGCAGTCGCTGCTCGTTCTTGAAGCGGATGAACTCCAGTGTTTCGCGCCTTGTGCTCTCGTCTGCTTCCTCGTACAACTCCACCAGGTCCTGATACTCGGCGTCACTCAGGTTCGTCATCTTGCCGAGCGCTTCGTAGACGCGTGCGCGTGACACCCCCAGAACCCGAGCAAGTGCCACGACCCGTTGGTCGTTGGGCTCGTTTACCCCGTTCATCCAGCGATTGACGCTCGCGTGCTTCACGCCTACACGCCGGGCAAGCTCAGCCTGACTGTCAATGCCGACTGCTCTCATTCTCTGATCGAGCCATAGGCCGAAGCTCCCGTAAGGCACCTGTACCCCTATCGTTCCAGAAATGTGCTTGTGAAGTATAGCACCCTGCGCGTGAAACGGACTTGACATTGCGGTACGGCGGCCGTATAATCAGAGTACGTGTAGCGTATAGGAGGCAACGTGCCACTCCTCACCCCGGCCCAGGCAATACGGATCCATGGTCTTCGCAAAGACTTCGTGGCTGAGCAGATGGATATCAGCCCGAGCTACCTCAGCATGCTTCTGTCGGGCGAGCGGCAGTGGACGGAACCGCTCCAGCAGATATTCGCCGTGGCTGTCGGCATGCGCGAAGACGCCATTTCTTTTGCCTCGATGTGTACGTTGGACGTATAGGACCGGCACGTATGAGGTACATCACAGGCCCTATCACCAGCATGCCCGCTACAGCCCCACAGGCCGCGCCGGCGGGGCGCGACGACGCCCGTATGAGTGATACGACCTGCGAGCCTGCCAGCGTGCGTCTGGGCGCGTCTAGGAGCGAGGCGGCATGAGCGAGCTTCGCATCGTCCACGAGCCCGGCGACGAATGCAGCTTCGACGACTGCGCGAAGCTCGCGGCGATTGTCTGGGCGCACATATTCGGGCTGGACGACGAGCCGGAGCGCGAGCCTGAGGACGATGAGGGTGAAGCGGCATGAGACAACTGCGGGTGGTCGCCGAGCGCGAACTCAGCCAAGACGAGGCGGTGGTGCTACTGATCGAGAGCGCGCCGGCCTGGGCGCGGCTGTTGAAGCTGTATGAGGAGGCAGGGCATGGACGATCCGCTGTTGGCTGTCGCGCTGGTGATGCTGGTGCCGGCGACCCTGGGGATGCTGCTGGCGGTCTCCTGGGAAGCGGTGCGGGCAGTGATGATGTGGCGGCTTGAGCGCAAGCTGCGCAGACCGGTGCGGCGGTGATGGACGCGGTGGAGGTACTGGATCCGGGGACGGCGACGGTGGTATTGCTGCTTATCGTCGCGGCGGCGATCGCCGGGCTGTCCATAGGCGAGCGGGCGCTGCGGCAGATTGTGCGGGCGCTGCGTGAGCGTCGCTATCGGGCGGAGATGCGCGAGCGGGCGGAGTGGTACCTGCGGTGGACGCGCTGATTCTGGCGCTGCTGGGTATCGCGGCTCTCGTTGGCCTGGTCGTGTGGCCGGCGTGTGTCGTGGCAGCGAGAGCAGACCAGGAGACGGAGCGCATGATGGCGGAGAGGAGGCGAGCATGAGGAAGCGGAAACGGCCAGGGCCGGCTTGCAGGGTCTGTCACCGGGCTCTGCGGTCGCTGGAGAGCATCGCCGCCGGCATCGGGCCGGTATGCGCCAAGAGACATCAGGCCAAGGAGGCAGCCGACGAAGAGGCGCTGAGAGCGGAGATTGCGGAGGACGCACGCCGGCTAGCGATGGATCGTCGGTTTATCGGGCTCAACGAGGCGCACGAGTGGGACCCGACGCTCGGGCAACTGCTGCAGGGGCAGCCGGAGGTGATGTAGTGGACCACCATACAGGCGGGAGATCCAGCGCTCCGAGCAGCTGGAGCGCGAGAACCGCGAGCGGGAGCAGTGGCATCAGGTTGAGCGCGAGCGAGCGCTGCGTGATCTGGAGTTATACCGGGGCCGGGATTCATACGGCGAGCAGCAGGCAATGGAGCGCCTCCGCCGCCACGCATGACGAGAGCCGCTGTTACCGCAGCGGCTCCTCGAGATGGCATCGGGCTGACCAGAACGGCCCCAGAATACCACATCGCATCAGTCATCGTCAAAACATGGCATGAGGGGGGCACATCGTGAACGACTCCGAACGACAACTGCGTATGACATCCGAGTTGCACCTTGAGGACACGGCATGCGAGTACCTGGGGCTGGATGCTGCGGCGGACCTTCGCCGCGACGTGGCCGCCATGGCCGCAGACGTCTTTAGCGCTATGGCCGACGGCATCGATGAGCGCGAGGCGCAGCGCATCCTCCATCGCGCCGAGCACATCCTCAGCGACGCCGGCAGCAATATGCGCGCCTGGGCGGAGAGCATCATCGCCAATGTAAAGGTGGAGCGTGGCTTGACCATGCTCGCCTATGACATGCGCGTCTTCGATGGCGACGCCCGGGCGAAGCGACCGGAGATCGGCGAGGTCACCGTGGGCGAGGTGCTGCAATGGGCCGAGTTCGGGGGCGCGGCGGCATGACGACGCGGGATGGGCGGGGTAGTGGGAACGGCTCAACCGAATCCGGCCCCGCCCCGACCTGCCTGACAGTGGTATGCGCCTGGTGTGGCCACGAGCTACGCGTCGTCGATGGCCTGGGACAGACGGGACAGTCACATGGCATCTGCCAGGACTGCGCCGCCGCGTTCTGGTTCGACTACCTCAGCGAGGGGGAGCGATGACGGACAAGGCAACGACGTTCGCGGCGCAACTGGCAGCGGCGGGCGTGGTCGGTCACGTGGACCACCGCGACTATGCTGAGTATGTGACGGCCATTGAGCGGCGGGCGAAGACGGACGGCGGCTGGGTGACGCGCGTCAGCCCGTATATGGGGGTGGATGGGCGGCTGAAGATGGCCTGCGACGACCACCGGGCGCAAGGCGGCAAGCTGGATTTCCTGGACCCCAAGGGGCTGGCGGAGAGC